GTAGCCGCCGCTCATCCCGGTGATGAAGGTGACGCAGCGCGGGTCGACCAGCAATGCGCTCGGCCGCTCGCCGCCCGACGAGCGGCGCATCAGGATCGCATTCACCGCCTCGTGCCGAACCGTGTACTGGTTCTGCGGATTCGGCGCCGGCAGCACCTTCATGCCGTGCTCACCGAACACCTGAAACGGCGTCTTGTCCGTGGCCTGGCCGCGGTGCTGGCCGGCCGGGTCGCCCCAGAAATTGAAGCTGTGACCCGGGAATTCCCGCGCCAGATAGGATTTCAGCAGCGGCGCGAACTCCACCGCCGACATGTCGCGGCCGATGAACTCGCGGTGCACGAACCAGTCGGCCCGCACGTTCTGCGTGATCAGTGCCGCCGGCATGCGGCCGAAATCCAGCCCGACCGTGATCGTGATCCCCGGCACCACGGTCAGCGGCCGGTCCGACACATGCGCCTCGCGCCGGAACTGCGGATACACCGGCTGGCCGTCGGTGACGACGCTCGACCGGTTCATGATGTTGGCGTCGATCCACGATTTTGTCTTGCCCGCGATCTTCTCCTCGTAGAACGCAGGCGGCAGGTATTTCAGGTTCTCGGCCGCCGGGTTCGGCTTGTAGCCCACTAGCCGCCGCTGTGGCTTGCCATTGCCGTCGTGATACTCCTCGAAATCCTCCAATAGCCCCGGCGGCTGCATGAAGAACCCCCAGCTCGCCGGCTTCTTCAGCGCGTTGCGCTTCTCCTCCGTCATCCAGTCCGGCGGCGCCACGTCGCCCCGCATGATCGGCAGCCAGTGATCCGCCGGCGGGGCGTTGGTGTCGGCGATCAGGCCGCCCCAGGCGCAGCCGCCGTCCTTCATCGCCGGGAATCGCGGCGGCGAGACGCGCCCGACCGCCTCCGAAAAAACCTCGTACTGCGCGAACTGCACCTCGTTGAACCAGATCAGCGACGTCTCAAGCGACATGAAGAACGACTTCGCATCCCGAATGTCGTCCAGCGCCATGAAGGTGACGTCGAGCTCGAGCGGCCCAACCCGGATCTCATGCCGGTAGGGCCGGGTCTCGTAAAACACCCCGAACTGCCCCGGACCGGTTCCGGGCAAAAACCAGTCCTTCCACGTCGGGATCGTGGTCTCCTCCAGCTTCGAATAGGTCTCCCGGAAAATATGCGCCCGGAACCGCTGCCGCGGCCGCCCGTCCCGCGTAACCACCGGCTGTGCCAGCGCCCTTTGATAGATATGGAGGCAACAAGCAGACGAGGTTCCGCTTCCCACGGGGCCTTGAATAACTTTCACCCGAGACGTGGCGTCACGCATAAAATTTTTCAGGACGGCCCCGTCGGGCGAGTAGATTGGAAAACCAGTGGATGGGTCTGTTTTTATCAAAGCAGCCTCCCGATCGACTGTGCGAAGACAATCGGGTCCCGGGCACCCTTCGACGAATTGCAGGGCTGGCAGAGCAGCTGCAAATTTGAGCGGTCGTTCGTGCCGGCGCGCGCGACTGGCTGAATGTGGTCTATATGCCGGTTCTTTTTGGTCAAAAGGGCCGGACAGTAAGCGCAGCGGCCGCGCTGATGCTTGAAAAGCTCGGCAATATCGACAGCGGTATAGTTGCCGCCAGCTGCATATTGGCGAGCGCGGCGCCGATTCTCGACCGCCCGCTTCCTGTCCGGATGCTTTTTGGCCCACTTGGTCGAGCCGCGCCTCCAAACCTCAGGATTTCTTTTCCGGTGCTCTCGGATCTTTTCCTTGTTGGCCCTGGCATTTTCGCGACAGCGCGTGCGCTGTGCATCCAGATTGCTCGCATAGAACCGATGGTTGTCACGCCGACCACACTCGACGCATTGCCGGTTTCCGACAAACCTCTCCGCGACGTGCCCATGCTTGCAGGACTTGCCGGTAAAATACCGGATCATTCCAGCAGCCCGTGCCGCGGTCATTGAAATTATCTGCATCGACCGCAAGGAGGCGCCGAAGCCTCAAGCCGGACAACGCACTCTGAAAATCGGAAAACCGGTTTGCGGGTCGTATTCGATCATTCGCGCGTGTAACCCTCGACGAAGGCCTTGCGCGGCGAGAACGATTTGTAGCCGTCGGCATAGACGACGTAGAAATCGCCGGGCACTGGAGTGTACCTAGAGAACATCTGACCCGGAGCCACTACCGGTTCATAGCCCTTGTCTCGGAATGATAGTTTCCGGTCCTCGCTAGAAATGCTGCGAATGCTAATCTCGCCGATCTCCAGCGCCCAAACCTGCTTGTGGCTCACATAACGCGGCATCTCGCGTTCAACCTGCTCGGCAATTTTCTCGTCCATGGTCTCAACCTTTCCTCGTTGAACCGGAAATCCGTCCGGCGCGGTTTCACGAATACAAAAAATTCAGCCGCGCGATGGCCAGATCAGAAGCCGGACGAACGAACCGGCCCAAGTCCTCACAAACCAAAAAATGGGGAACAGGGAGGGGGGGACACCAGCGCGCGCGGCGACCGTCGATTTTTCCCCCCGGGCTCGCCGGCGCCGATCCTGCCAGGTCGAGGGCCACCCCCCTCGTTGCACGCTGTAGCGCCAACACCGGTGTTTCCTGATGTGGGAATATAAGTTGCTGCATTATCAATGCTTTACCTGATGCCTGTGTCAGTCATGCGTCACATCTATCATCGGCTGCCGTTCCTCCGGCTCGCGCAGGTCGATCACCCATCCAGCCTTTATGTCAATGTTGACAGACACTTGCGCGTCAGCACGAGGCTTGATGCCTTCAATGGCGAGAACATGCTTCGATGCATCCAGGCTGACGTGTTCGGACTCGGCGTCGACCAGTTCCAGCACTCGTTTTGAGGCTCGAAGCACGCCGATTTGGATGTTTTCGAGGGCACTGCGAGCGATAAACACCCGAACATGAGGTTCTTTCAGAGCCCTGCAGAGATGCTGCTCGTGCAATCCCGCCTGTTTCGCGGCCTCGCGCTGAGTGATGCCCTTGCGGCTGATCAGATCAATCGCATGACGCATTCGGGCTGAAATGCGCCGTTCTCTGATGGGATTTGCGGGTTGTTCGGCTGTTGAGAGTGCTTGCGAGCTCATGGGGCGGGATGGGATGCCCGAATGTGGGTGCGGGCAACGCACTTGGTGAGACAGGTGTGCGGACAGCAATAGTATACTTATGCTGTGGGCGGAGTTGTCTCACGGCACATGGTTGTCCCACGCTGTCGGCGATACCATGTGGCCCGGCTGATGCCCTCGGCTTCCCATGGCTTGGCGCGGCTGATGGCTCGCTGTTCGTATTCCTGACGCGGTAATGCTCCCTTGGCTCGGCGGCTGGCTTTGCGCCGTTGTTTCTCGCGTTCTCGGCGGCGCTTGGTGCGGGCGGCTTTGGATTCGTCGATGGCGCCGATGGTGGTGATGCCCAGCATGTTGCGCTGCTCCTTGGTGAGCCGGAGGCGCCATGCGAGTTGATCGGCGGTCCAGCGTTGGGGATTGGCGAGAGAGCGGCCCACGAGATCGCGCTGCTCGCCGGCGGTGAGCCAGGGCGCCCATGCATCGATCCAGTCGGCGATATGCTTGCGGGGATGGGCGAGGCAGGCCAGATGGTTGATCGCTATGAACAGGTCTTCGCGACCGGCGTCATCGTCTGGCAATTGATCGTGGCCGGAATACCGGCTTCGGAACAGGATGCATAGATCCCGCATGCGCAGCCCGATAAGCTGCATCGGCGACGGGCGGCGGCGCTTGCCCGATTTGTGCTTGGTCGAGAACCACTTGACATTGGCGCGGCGCAGCGATTGCTTCATGCCTCATCGTGATTGAGACAGGACTGTCGGCACAACGCACTAGTCTACCGGACTGGTGCGTATGAAGCCTGGTTTGCTCGTATCATTATAGAAATGCCCGGTAATGCGGTCCAATCCATCGGCAATGCGCTCAAGCTGATAACCGATATTATCCAGCTCATCGAGCTTGACAGAGACTGAGGTCAAAATAGCTTTTAGCGTCTCTTCATCGTTATCGATTATGCTCATACCGCTCCCCTGTCCTCTGATTTTCGCTTCTCTCTCAATTCCCGCATGCGGGCTTTCACGGCATGGCGCTCCATCTCACGATAGTTTGCATCAGCCATCCTCTTCCGGCGCATTGCAATTACCATCTTCTGCAAATGGATTTCGTAATGATGGTCGCACCTGACCGTCGAGCGAGGGCCGACTGGAGTGCTGCAATTATAGCATCGCATTGGCAATCACCTCCTGCCCGCCGATAAACCCGCGGCGTCCGATCATTTCAGCGCCTCGTCGATCCCCGCTTCCCACATAAGCAGGAATTCCCCAGGGCCGGGACCAAAGTCACTTGCGGTCGCGGCATTGACCATGCCTTGGCTCGGCTCCCGCATCGCCTCGATCGCTGCGCGCGCCATGGCGCACCATTTCACTTGAGAGCCGCGCGTTTCGCCATCCCAACCCCGCTTTATCTCAATATCCGAGTAAGCATGGTCACACATCGCCCTCGCCACCCGCTCCACCATCTCGCTCATCCCGCCACCCCCGCTGATTTGCGCGCCTTGCGCCGTGCTCGCGCGGCTGCCTTGCTGACCCTTTTCATGATGCGGGCCCGCTTCTCATCGGACACGCCTTCCCAGCGTTTTTTGCCCATTTGGCTAGCGTTCGCCGGCTTGAACAGCCATTTCGGCTTGAGCCTCCGTGCGATGGCTCGGTTCGGGCGATCCCGCTTTGTCAACCTGTCCTTGATCCGGGCAAACTGCTCATCGTCACGGACGATAATCAGGCTCAGCCCCAGGGTCTGCAGGATCGGACCCATGCTGACTTTTCCCATGGATTTGATGTTGGCGGCAACCTTGCTCGTGTAGCCCGAGTGCAATCCCGAAACGTCGTCGATGGATTCGTGCGTGGTCTGCAGTTCGTGGATCCGGAAGCGCACGGCGTCGACCAGGCCCTGATAGTCACTGGCGACGCCGTAGATGCAGAAGCGGTCAATATACCCGATTAGCGCGTCCGCTATGGCGTTGTTGATCTCTGGCGGGATTGGCGCGCTCATCGTCCCCTCACCCAACTCACCGCCAGCACGATCGCCAGCAGCACCACGCAGCCGGCCAACCCGATCACGAGCCGTTCGAACGGCCAAAAGTCCACACCCATGCCGTAGGCGTTCATTCGGCGGGCTCGCTCTCGGTTTCCACAATTTCATCGCAGACAAGCCGCTGTTGCTTGATCGCAAAATCGATGCCGGCATTGAAGCCGCGCAGGAAGATTCGCTCCGTGGTTGCAACCCTCGATTTGCCTTCGACCAGGCGTTCGTAAAGCTCTGCCATCCGATTATCGCTCATCGAATCCCCGCGTTGAGGCAAAGAGGCTTGGCGGGGGGAGTGCGCGAAGGCACCCCGTCCAGTTTTTCAGCAAGCCATGTGCTTTGCGAATACCTCATGCTGCGTTGCGCCTCTCGATACGATTTTCAAATCGAAGCTGCTTGACGATCAGATCGCGCAACCGAATTTCCAGTTCTGCCCGTCGCTGCGATCTTGGCTTGGTTTTCAACATTTCCGCTTTCGTGCTTTCGATCTGATCTGCAATCCTCATCTTCAATCTCCATGCTCGATGCGTGAGCGGTTGTGATCCGGACAGACCAAACCAATACTCGCGGTGAAGCGAGCTTGGCGGTCGTCCGGGGGCCTTGCTCGACGGAGCCGCGGCGCTTACCGGAGGCGCTGGCTTTCGGATGTGCCAGCGGCCGAAAGGACTTTTTCGCTCAATCCGAGCGTGATCAGGGGCACCTCTCTCTCGACCAGACCCCGTGCGGCGCTGTGATCCACTCCCGTCCATTGCGCCTTTATCCACATGCCCCGGACCGGTTCCCGTTTGAGGGCATGTGCTGAATTCATCAGCCGGGGCACCCCGCCAGTTCGTCGTTGAGATCGCTGACGGCGCGCGCCAATTGCTCGGCGTCGTGATCGTCGGGGAGGTCGATCGGCGTTTCACGGGAAACGAGAAATGAGCGCAGCCGCTCGTTCGCAACAACCCGACGGCATTTGGCGCAGTGGCAGCGCGGGCATGTCATGCGAATGCCCTCAAGGTGACCCTGCAGCCTTCAGGGGCGCGTTCTTTCTCAACCCACTGCACAAGCAGCCGCTGGCAATCCTTGTCGTTGCGGATCACGGTAGCGCGCTGCAGGAAGTCCAGAACGGCCTTGATTCTGTTGTCCAAATCCCCGCGCGGATATTTGGTTGTCGGACAGAGATCGATATCGATGCTGAACGGGCCGGCGATCTTTTTTGTCGACCAACCGCGCTTTGACATCAGCAGGGCATCGGCGTGAGTTTTCCACAGGATGTAGCTGGGCGCGAGATAGACGCGCTGCGCGCTGAGGGCTGCGGAGTGCTTCCAGATCTTGTTGACCGATGGCGGATACGGCAGATCCAGCACCACTTCGGACATGATTGGCACCGCGATATTCATCAAAACCTCGGCAGCGTCATCGGTGGCGCCGGCCGTCGCGGGTCGACCGGCTTTGCAATCCGCCGGTCACCCTCGCCGTCCAAAATCCTGTAGACCGCAGCGCCGGTCGGGTTCGGCGCGGTCGATTTGCCGGCATGCGGACCGACCATGATGGTGACGGTGCGATAGTTCTGCCCGGATATCTCGACCCTGATCCGCCCCGCGCGCGCCAGGGCCGGGATAATCCCGTGCCCGACGCCTTCCGTGCTGTTCTCGGGGCAGCGCTTGCCCGCGGTTGCGCACTGCTCGAGGATTTTGAATACATCGCCGGGACTGATCTTGCGTCTGTTCATCTCAATACCCCGCCAGCACTTGCAGCACCGGCATCAGATCGGCCGCGCGCAGAAACTCAGCCCGTGGCGCGCTCAGAAACAGCGGCGCCGGTTCGATCGCCTCCAGGAAGGCGTCGACGTCGAGCGTGAAACGCGAATTAGGTGCCGTCTCTCCGGCTGTCACGCCCAACCACGCCCACTTTTTCTTGAGGATGATGGCGCTGATTTGTTGTTGGCCGACCGAAAATAGGTTCGCAATAGCCGATTGCGACATGCCGCCGGCAGCTAGGCGTTTGATTTCTATAACGTCACCAGCGGTCAATTTTGCGGCCCACTGTCTTTCGCCACGGCAGTGGGTGCCGTGCTTAATTCGGTCGGCAGCATTCTCGACGACGGTTCCCCAAACAAGGTGTAGTGGGCTGCAGCAACCTTCGTGCCCGCGGCCACAGGTGTGCGTTGCTAGATGCTCGCTCGACGGAGATGGCCCATGAACTTTTTCGCAAACAATGCGGTGAACGAGTTCTTTGCGGCCATTACGCCTGATCTGCCCGTACCCACCGCCATCAACCGCATAAGGCCAGCGAATGCATTCGTTAGTATCGGAAGATAGAATGACCGCCTGCAGGAATTCGTCTGGCGCGCCATGCGGCGTGATAGCGCGACCGAGAACATCGGTCCTTTGGGCCTTGATTAGTGAGGGCCTCTCCCCTCCGTCACGTCCATTCTCAGACGTTGCAGACTGATCCGCGTCAGCCTCGCCTACTCGCAACCCCGTTCCGGCGGTAGATCGTCTTACGAGGCCTTTGACCTCAGCCGTTCCGGCTTTGCCTTTGGTTGCTTTCGCTACGGGATTAGAAAAACGATCGGCCGCCGCGACCGGAGGATCAGTTAAATCCGGGGCAGCGGCCGTTTCCACCACCATCACGGGTGCCAGCGTGGAAAACGGATTTGGCAATGTCGGCATGGGGTGTCCTCTCGGTGGCGATGCAGAGGACGCACGGGTCGCAACTAGGAGTAGTTCAGAACGCCCTACGGCTGTGGCCGAACACGGATACGGACGTTTCGCATTTTGTGACGCGAGAGAATTTCGGCAACGATCGCGGCGATGGCGTCACCGGACCATTCTCGTTGGCCGCCGAGATAGCGTTCAGCCGCGCGCACGCTGCAGCCGACGACGGCGGCGATGTTTGCGGCGGTGCTCGTCGGCCAAAGGGCTGCAGCAACATCCGAAAGAACCGAGCCGACCATTTGGTCGGTGCCCCGGCCAACCGGACGGACGGTTTCAGTGTGTTCCCGACGCGGAACAACCGATGTTCCATGCATGAAAGCCCCCTACGCAAACGCAACAATGAAACTGATGCCCCGGCCTCTGATTTACGAACCATGAAAGGTTCCATCAAAAGTTGAGGAAGTCGGCACAAATAATTTAACGTTGATGAACGAGGTCCCTC